TTCTGCACTGTGACTTAGGTATTACACTTCCATCTGTTTTAATATAACTAAAGTCTTCGTTTACTATCTCACCAGCTGGAAATACTATATCATTACCAACTTTAATTTCTAATGACTCATAATGTACAATTTGATCAGGATCACCCCATCTTTCCTCTATGTACTTGTATAGATCAACACGATTTAGTGGCCAGTCTTCATATACATTGATTATGTTGTTAACAAGCAATACTATCCAATCTAAACCAGAATCACCATATACTCGTGATGCAACTTGATCAGGTCTCTCACCAGTTCCTATTTCATACTGTGTGAAACCTAATAGACCACCTTGTAGTTCATCTCTTATTTTTATGCGACGAAATATGTTAACAGTTAACTCATATGGATGAACTCCATTTTGAATCGTCCTATTACGAACATATACTTTTGGTAGGTACCTAAAATAACTCATTAGATCATATCCCTCGTAATAAATGATGTTTCTTTGAAACTCAACTGTAAATTCATAGCAGCAGGTCCATAATCTTCCTCATTTGTAGATCCAAGACCTTTTAATGAGTTATATTGACCGTCAGGTGTAACATCAACGTCCATTTGTGTTAAAACACATTTTGTAGGAAATTTGACTATCTCTGACAATGCTTTTGGTCTCAAAGTTTGTAATTTGACAGTATCATCACCAGCATCGTCTGCTCTGACTCTAACAAGTGATAATCTGAAAATATCAGGTATTGTCAACCATCTAGCACCACTAATAGTTCCAGATTCTGATGTCAATGCTTGTTGTACTGCATTTGGTTCGCCTTCCTTATCACCTTCACTATTGAACAGTTGAAAATCTTTTGCATCATCTCCTGCTTCTGATGCTGGTAACATAGCACGTCTTAAACATTCAATTATCTCTCTACACTCTTTTGCTTCCTGTATATTACGAGGTGCCATTTTAAAATTGAAAAGGTGTTCTCTGTAGTTGACACCCTTGAATGTTACCTCTGCATAGGGGTTAAAAATCTTCTTGGTAGCAATAGCAGTTAAACCCCCCGCATCCATACTATTATTAAGTCCAAGTGCACTATTAACTGTACCAAGTGCTGATGCAGCAGTATTCATAACAAATTCTGGTTTTACAGTTCCTGCTGTTTTTTGTAAAGCTTCAACAGGATTCATATCACCTTGTAATCCTTGCAATGCTCCTGCACCAATAGCACCAAGTGACGCTTCGTTATATTGTGCTTGATAATTCTCTTTTATACCTGTTGGTAGATATAGATAAATAGTCTTATAAAGTGATTTATTATCTAATCCTTTAAAGGGTTCTTTGAACCCACCTCCACCAGCAGCCCAGTTATATGGGTTTGCACCATTCTCCCCTTGGGTGTTGTATATCTGAATTTTCAGATAATCTATCACCTTTGTTTCGACTTTATCACCTTGGTCAATATACTTATCTGAGGATGGAACTTGACGAGGTAACTGTCTTGGATATACTAGCGGTGCTGACATTATGACCTATAAAACTTATTCTGGAAGATTCAAACCAAGATATCCTGGCAAGTACAAAGGGGATCCTACAAACATTATTTATAGAAGTTTGTGGGAAAGAAAGTTTATGGGGTGGTGTGACCTAAATGAAAACGTTATAGAGTGGGGCAGTGAAGAGATTATCATTCCTTATAGAAGTCCTATCGATGGTAGGTTTCATCGTTACTTTCCTGATTTTTATGTCAAGTCTCGCACCAAAAGTGGAGGACTCGCAAAAAGAATTATCGAAATTAAACCATTTGCACAAACACAAGCACCAGCAACTCAAAAACGTAAAACTCAGAAGTTTTTGAAGGAAGTTGCTACATATGGTGTAAATCAAGCAAAATGGAAAGCAGCAAAAGAATACTGTAAGGATCGTAGAATGCAGTTTGTTATATTAACAGAAAACGAATTAAGAGTATGAGTGTTTTCACAGACATACAAACTAAATCACAAGGAAGAGCACAATCATCAAATTGGTGGAGAACACAACTTTTTCAAGCACTATTTGATATGGGTTTAGGTGCTGACGGTGTAACGCCTGGTACAGCAATTACTTTTGCATATGACCCAGAGGACGATAATAAAGAACTTATGAAATTTTGGGATAAATATCCTATGGTTTACATATATGGTGAATCTGATGAACATTTCTGGGGTGCTAATGTTCATTATATGAGACCAGAACTTCGTAAATATGGATTTACTCCAGCAGCACCACCACAAACTATACATAAATACTTAAGGAGTAATGTAAGAAGTAGTATGTTAGTCGTTCCAGACTCTGAATGGGATGATATTGGTCAAATACCATCTGAACAGTTTCACATTACAACATTTGGTCGAGATACAGCAGTTCCAACAAGTGTTTTACTTAAAAAAGGAGAGTTAGTTTGAAAGTACCTAATTCGTTTATTAATTTTCAAGATATTGTAAGTACAGGTGCCTATGAACCGACTTTAGGTAATCTTTATGCTGCGTGGATTGGTTTCCCTTTAGTATTCGCTGCAATGGAAGGTTGGAGTCAAGCCCAAAGTCAAGAAATATACAAAGCGGTTAACTATTTTGCAGATAATGTTACTATACCTTCTCGTGGAGTCACCACGGGAGATATTAAAAATGTTGGTGTTCAGCGTACTTATGCAACTGGACAAATTCCTAACGAACTTACTATTTCGTTCATAACCACTAAAAATATGTGGCATAGAAACTTCTTTGAGAAATGGATGCAAGCAATGGCACCAGACTCAGAAAATAGAGTTGGTTTCTATGACGATTATACAGCAGATATATTTGTAGAGAAATGGGAAAGAGGATCTAATGTTTTAGCACAAAAAGTTGTTAATGGTAAGAAGTTTGAAACAAGAATGAATAGATCGGTAGGTGTTTTCCAGTTCGTTGGTTGTTTTCCGACGAATATGGGTCAATTAACATTTACCAATGAACAAAACGGTTTAGTTAAGATGGATGTTGTCTTTAAATTTGAAAGATATAGGTTCTCTGCCAAGATAAAGAAACCTAATGAGTGGACAAATGACACTGTTTTAACTGAAGATGTTTTAAAAACTATGGATGACATCAAAATAGGTTCTGCCTTTGGTGTCTAAATAATTCTACTGAGTTGTACTCCCCTTAAATATGCCTTTACCAAAACTGAGCATTCCAGACTATGAATGCACCCTGCCAAGAGGTCAGAAAGTCACCTATCGACCATTTCTAGTTAGAGAAGAGAAATTGCTTTATATGGCAATGGAAACTCAAAATAACAAAGAGATGATCAAGGCAGTTAAAGAGATTATCAAGAATTGTACAAATGTCAAGAATCTAAGTGAACTTGCTACATTTGATATTGAATATCTATTCTTAAAAATTCGTGGTAAATCTGTAGGTGAAGTTAGTGAATTTAAACTAACTTGCCCTGATGATGAAAAAACACAAGTTGAAGTAGAAGTCAACTTGGATGAAGTTAAAGTTGAAATCCCAAAAGATCATACTAATGTGATTAAATTAACTGATCAGATCACCTTAACTATGAAATATCCATCTTTGGATAGTTTTGTGAAAAATAATCTATCAGATAATCCTGGTCTTGAAGATGTATTCAAACTAGCAGCAGATTGTACTGATACTATTGCTGACGGTGAGGAACTTCACGAAGCAAAGTCTTATAAAAAGGCAGAGTTAGTAGAGTTCTTTGAAAGTATGAATTCACAGCAGTTTACATCAGTTCAGAAATTCTTTGAAACGATGCCAAAGTTATCTCACGAGATCGAGGTATTCAATCCAAAGACTGAAGTAAAAAGTACAGTTACACTAGAGGGACTAGCAGCTTTTTTCGAGTAGCCCTATCCCACGATTCGATGATGAATCTGTATGAGACTAATTTTGCTTTGATGCAACATCATAAGTACAGTCTCACAGAACTTGAGAATATGATTCCGTGGGAAAGAGATGTTTATGTGAATTTGTTGATACGTTATCTTCGTGAAGAGGAACGAAGACAGAAACAACAAGACTTTCAAAACAACCCACCTGGACAACAACTCTAATGGAAGGGGCAAGACCGCTAAACATACGAAAGTTTATTCCTGAGAAAGTAGGCACTGCAAAGAATCCTGTGCAAGGATTTACATTTGCCATCAACAGGATGGGTTTTGTCGTGGAAGATATTGGAGCAATATTTGCTGATATGCACAATCAGAGGTTGGCATATTGGAAAGATCAGAATGACGAAGCAAATTTACAGAAAGATAAAGATACTGAGAATAAGTTAGAATCAGACACAGAAAAAGCAGTAGAGTCAGAATCTAAAAAAAGTGGAGTTGCTGCAAATGCAACTAAGTGGTTGAATAAATTGTTGCAACCTTTTAAATGGATTGCTATGAAGGTAGGAACGTGGTTTCTACTAGATTTACTATCAAATCCTAAATTTAAAGGTATTCTTGATTTTAGTTTACCTATCATAGGTAAATGGTTGGGTAGTGTTTATAAAATATTGAATACAGGTGTCAACTGGATAATGGAGGCATTTGGTGAGAAGAGTCTAGTGGTAGGTGCACTTAAGATCATTGGTGGTCTTGGTGCTTTTTTTGTTGCGACTAGAGTGTTGCAACCTTGGAAATTAATAGGTGATTATCAAAGTTTAGTTAAGTTTTATAGGAATACTGTAGGAAAAACTTCTTGGGGTAAAAAATTAAAGAGAGCACAAAATATCAAGAGACTTAGAAATGAGAGAATGAAGCGAGTCAAAAGATTCGGTAATATGAGAAATCGAATAAGAGCAAGAAGAACAAGAATGTTACGACTTAAACGTCTTACTAGAGTCAAGGCGGGTAGGTTTATGCAGGGTAAAGCAACTGGTTTCCTTTCTAAAGGTATGCCATTCTTAGCGGGTGCTACTGCCACAATTACAAGATTACAATCAGGAGACTCAGCTCAGAAAGCGATTGGTGGTGGTATTGGTGCTGCTGTGGGTGGTGCAGCGTTAACTGCATTGTTAACACCGATACTAGGTCCTTTTGGTCCTATTGTTGGTAACTTGTTAGGTG